GTACAAAGAAGGGCTACCCTGTCTCAGTCGGCAGCGCCCTTTCACCCACCATCCCACGGTACTTTAACACCGTCATAAGGTACAAGACCGTTGGATCAAAGAGAACGATCGAGACAGTCTCATCGGCAATGTTCGACCTAGCGAACCCAGCACCATTCGCTGTGCAAAACACCTATCCGCTAGAGACAGGCCTTGCCGATATCTTCAAAGTCCTTCGTGCGCAATCAAAGGAGGTGATGCCGAGTGGACCCAAACAACCAGTTTCCAACGATAAAACGCCAGAAAGAAAGGGGGTGATTACAGCTATCAAGCCTCTGGCTAAGGCAGCCCAGCAACCAAAACTTTCACGCAGAATCTAAACAGGAAAAACACAAATGGCTGATACATTTGCTTCTATCTTAGACAAACCGTCGTCAGAAGTCGAGCGTCCCAAGCCGCTACCGCAAGGGACGTATGTCTGCGTAGTCAAAGGACTTCCGCGCAAGGACAAGTCCACCAAGAAGGGTACCGATTACCTTGAGTTCACTCTGCAACCACTAGCCATCTACGAGAACGAAGCCGGCGAAACCGATGTGGACACAGAGGCTCTTGAGGAAATGGGGGGATTCGAAAAGAGAACTATTCGAGCCACCTACTACCTCACCGAAGATGCTCTCTATCGACTCAAGCAGTTTCTAATCGACTGCGGGATCGATCCTGAGGGCAAGACGATTGCGCAGATGGTCGATGAGACCCCTGGCTGCCAAGTGTTGGCGTCGCTTGTTCATGTTGCATCTGAGGATGGGCAGAACATCTATGCCAATTTGAAATCCACTGCTCCAGCGTGACAGCCATGACAGTTGGAGAAGATAGGGTTAGAGTGAACTTTAACCCAAGCTCAGTTACAGTGGTCGATGTAATCAAGATGAGTTCTGCTCAATTGATTGACCTCTGTAATGCGGAGAAAGAAAAACTAACTAGTGATCAATATGAGACACTTAGACTATGGTCACTAGCTCAAACTGCCTACGAAGAAGCTGCCATGTGGGCAGTTAAAGCTGCGACTGCGCCTGCGTGATGACAGAGTAACCTTCACGCAAAGCAGGCCCCCGACGCGTCTGGATGACCCCCTAGCGCGTCGGGGGTTTTACCACCAAGGAGAAAGCGATGGATCGAGACCCTCTACTCCAAGAGCGAGAGAAGACGCATGGATCATTTCAACGCAACGCTGAAATAAGTATTAAGCTTAAGCTTTTATTTAATGATTTTGGTGCTGACCGTTTCAAATATGTACACCAAGAAGCCCTTGGTATGATCGCCCTCAAACTCTCCCGTATCCTATCAGGCCAGGCTAATTTCAAAGACCATTGGGACGACATAGCTGGGTACGCCAAACTAGGAAGCGAAGCTTGTGACTAACATCGTCATCGTAGGAGAAGCCTATGGCGAACAGGAAGAGAAAGCACAGACGGCCTTTGTTGGGGCTGCCGGATACGAACTTAATCGCATGCTCGATGAGGCTGGACTACGTCGAGCGGACTGTTACGTTACAAATGTCTTCAATCGACGGCCCACGAATAACAAGATTGAAGCTTTCTGCGGCCCAAAGCAGGAAGGTATTCGGGGATATCCGCCTCTTACTAAGTCAGGATACGTTCGCAAGGAATATGTCCCAGAGCTTGAGAGACTAGCAGATGAGATTGTCTCGTACAACCCAAACCTAATCCTCGCCCTCGGCAACACTCCACTATGGGCTCTTGGCGGAAAGACAGGGATTACCAAATACCGTGGCGTTCCATTCATCTCAACCCACACAGCCACTGGCTATAAGGTACTTCCCACCTATCATCCAGCAGGTATCTTTCGTCAATGGAGCCACCGCCCAATCGCAATCGTCGATCTTATCAAGGCAAAGCGTGAGTCTGAGTACCCTGAGATAAGGAGGCCTCATCGTGAAATCTGGATCGAGCCGTCCCTCGAAGACCTCGAAGAATTCTATAATCGATATATCAATGTGCCACCTAAGAGAGTTTCGGTTGATATTGAAACAGTTGGAGACCAGATCACATGCATTGGTTTTGCTCCCACCCCCAGAATTGCGCTCGTTATTCCGTTCTATGACTCCAGAAGAAAGGGAAGACATTATTGGTTTGATAGAGATAGAGAGCGTCTTGCTTGGCTCTTTGTTAAACGAATTCTATCTGACAAAGACATTAAGAAGACCTTCCAAAATGGTGCGTACGACATTGCGTTCCAGTGGAGGTCAATGGGTTTAGAAACCTACGGTGCGGATGAGGACACTATGCTATTGCACCACTCGCTACAGCCTGAGAGTCTCAAAGGCCTCGGCTTTCTTGGCTCCATCTACACTGATGAGGGAGCTTGGAAAATCGAGAGGAAGGGGACTTCAACTATTAAGAGGGATGAATGAGAATCATCCACACCGACAAGGTTACACCCAAGGAAGTCAGAACCCAAGTCGAAAAGGATTGGGTTTACAACGGTCTCGATGCCTGTGTCACAGCAGAGGTTCTTGAAATCCTTCTCCCTGACCTCGACGAATACACTTCCAAGACATACGAGTTCGCCAAGGCTCTCCAGGCCCCTGTCTTAGAGATGCGGATGCGTGGCGTTCTCATCGACCAGAAACGCAAGCGAGAAGTTATCAACTCTTACTACGATGACCTCGATCGTTTAGAGCGCCAGTTAGATCGAATTGTCCTCGATGGTTGTGGAATGAGCAAGTTCAACTGGCGTTCCACCTACGACCTAAGGGAGTTGTTCTATGATCGCCTTGGAATTCCCGCTATACGAAAACACGGAAAAGTCACTGTTAACAGGGACGCTCTTGAACGAATTGAGTCTTACTTTTCTGCGAAACAAATTGTTGCTCATATCATCCTTCTTAGAGAAATTGGAAAAAAGATATCGGTCCTCAAAACTGAAATCGACCCTGACAATAGAATACGAACCTCTTACAACATCGGAGGAACAACTACTGGAAGACTATCTTCAAGCTTTTCTGAATTTGGAACTGGAACCAACCTTCAAAATATTGAGGAAACCCTTAGGTCAGTCTTCATAGCTGATAAGGGAATGAAGATGGCCTACATCGATGCGCAGCAAGGTGAGAGCCGCGCGGTCGGGGCCATTGAATGGAACCTTTTCAAAGATGGGAGATATCTAGATGCTTGCGAAACTGGAGACCTACATACAACAGTGGCAAAAATCTGTTGGCCCAGATTGGGTTGGTGTGGTGACCTCCGTAAAGATCGAGAGCTTGCAGAGCAACCTTACTACCGTCATTACGATAGAAGGTTTATGTGCAAGAAGATCGGCCATGGAAGCAATTATGGAGGAAAACCCAAGACTCTTTCAGAGGAAGCCAAAGTTGACATTGACGTAATCGAAGACTTCCAACCCAAATACTTCCTTGCTTTCCCTGCCCATCTACGATGGCATGCAAACGTCGATCAGCGACTACGCAACGATGGTTACCTCATCACTCTCACTGGACGAAAGCGATGGTTCTTTGGTCGTCGCAACGATCCCGCCACCTTACGAGAGGCAATCGCTTACGACCCACAAGGTTCTCTCGCTGACATACTCAATCGGGGTATGTTAAATCTCTGGCGCCATCGAGTCTGCACCCTCTTGATGCAAATCCATGACGCAGTTCTAATTCAATATCCAGAGGAACAAGAAGACGAAGTCATTCCTAAGGTTTTAAAGCTCCTTGAATATCCCATCAAACTCAATCATGGTCGGGACTTCGTAATCCCTTACGATTGCAAAGTCGGCTGGAATTGGGGACACCATTCGAAAGAAAATCCTGATGGTCTTAAAACCTACAAGCCTGGCGATGAACGGAAAAGGACGCCGCAAGTGTCAATCTTGGATAGAAAGTTTTATTAACTTTTCTAGCAACGTTGAGTCGGCGCACATCTTCCGTAAGTGGGCTGCGATCACAACCATCGCCGCAACCTTGGAGCAGAAGGTATGGTTCACCACGAGCGCGCAGTTGTTTCCCAACCTGTATACATTCTTAATTGGCCATCCTGGAGTGGGAAAGACGAGGACTATTACTGCTGCATCAAAGTTCATCATGGAACTTCCGGAACCGCATATAGCGCCAACCTCCATGACGATGGCCTCTATGACGGATTGTCTAGTGGAATCAAAACGTTCCATTCATCGATTACCAGACCCACCACTTGAATACAATTCGATGTACATTATGGCTGACGAACTATCAGCTTTTATGCATGAATACAACCTCGAAATGATTGGGGGTCTCACCACCTTCTACGACGTAGTTGCCCTTCCTTACGGACAGTACCGTCGAGGCAAGGAAATAAAGATTCGAATTAAACGCCCTCAACTAAGCATCCTTGTAGGCTCAACACCAAGTAACCTTGTTAAGTTCATTCCTGAAATAGCTTGGGATCAAGGCTTTTGCAGTCGAGTAATCCTCATCTATTCTGACGAACGTCCGATGATGGATATCTTTGAGAATCCTTTTAGGGAACTTCCACCAGATATGGTTCATGATCTAAAGATGATCAATGGTTTGGTGGGAGGGTTCCGTGCGGAAATTCAATATCGGAAGGAAGTTAACGACTGGCGAGCTAGTGGTCTTCCTCCCACTCCTACTCACCCTAAGCTTAGTCATTATAATACACGTCGCCTTACTCATCTTCTCAAGCTTTCAATGATTGCCAGTATCGATAGAGACAACGAGCTAATCCTAACCGTCGATGACTTTAACACCGCCAAGGGATGGCTGCTGGAAGCCGAGTCCTATATGTCTGATATCTTCCAAGCTGGCGCTCCTGGTGCCGATGCGAAAGCAATGGATGAAATCGTCCACTATATCCGCGCTGTGGATATGGGCAAGGGCGTTGCGGAACATAAGATAAATAAATTCGCAGCCGACAGAGTTCCGCTTCATACTCTATGGCGGATAGTTAACATCATGGAATCAACAGGGATGATTAAAGCTGTGTCGATTGACACAAAGACTGGAACAAAGAATTGGTCAGCTATTTAGTCTTTCTCTTATATGGAATATTCAAAGCATCCTCAACAGTATGCAATCTTGCCCTTGTCTCTCTAGCGTACTCCTCAATCCGTAAGGTCCGCTGATCCATTCCATCGATCTTAACATTCTGCGTTGCGTCGACAATTGACTTGTCATTAAGAGTATGGACAATGCTAGCTAAAGTTCCAAGAGCTTTGTCCTGTGAATCAAGTCGGTAAGTGAAGAGTGTGTGATCACTCTTTATCTGATACCATCCACCAATCGCAACAGCAATGAAAGTAATCACGGTCAAGATATGACCTAGCGTGATAGTATTGTCGTACTTAGGTACCGCGCGCTCGATCATAGCACTGGCCTTTCTAAAAAAGCGGGGAGCCTCCTTAGACTCCCCAGTCTGGGAGGAACTACGGAGCCATCTCGTCTGGAGTGGGCTGAGCCGCAGCAGCTTCGAACTCAGCGTCGATCCTTGCCTCAAGAGCGTCGAGAGCGTCTAACTGCTCCTGTGTAATTGCGTCATTGCTACGCAAAGCGGAGACAATGTTTTGGATCAGCGGCGCCACGTCCTGCACCTCCTTGATGATCGTCGGCAACCATTGTTCCAACGTAGTGATGACAGTCATGATGGATGCAGGAGTTCCAAGCGAACCTGCAATCTGTCCAATCAGACTGAGAAGGACTGGTAAGACTGCACTCATTGTCCGACTCCTGTGATGTGGTATTGATCAGCTATGCCTTGTAGCGTGTGGGTTGCGGCGACTAGCGCATCATAGACACCTTGCGCTCCGATTGCGTCGGGGTGATCTTTGAGGTACTGCGTAAGATTATTCCTCGCCACCCTTCCAGAACGCACGGCAGGGACAATAGCGTTGATAGCACTCTTCGAGCAGCCTTGTGTCGTCGGAGCTTTCTTGCAGAAGCTGATGTAGTTTGTCGCAGACACCTCGAGCGCATCGAAGGAGTTCCTAGCAACATACACCGCAGCCGGCGATACTGACGCACCTGTGATTACGTTCCAAGTGCTTTGCAGTTCCGTGCAGCCAGCAAGGCTGAGAGCCACAGCGAAGGCAAGAAGGATTTTTCTCATTGAGTCACCTGCTTGTTAGGCGTGGCCCAAACAATCACAGCCACGATCAGTGCCGCTACAGCAGTCTTCACATCATCCGGCACAGAGATGTGAAAGAAGTTTAGGGCTACGTTAGCGAGTAGAGAAACCACACCACCAGCAATAGCCTTGTCGATAGTTGTCAACATCAATTATCCTCCGCTGAGTAGTTAAGATCAGTCGCTATCCGTCGAGTCCAGCCCTTGCCAAACAGCGACCACGTTTTGAGGCTGGTATAGAAGTTGAGTCTCTGTGCAGCGAAGCGCATTAACACATCATTCACGTCCATCTCTTTAAGCTTGGCTGCGCTGACTGGTCCCCAACGTCCGTCATCGGCAACGCCAATCGCTGCTTGCAGCTTGCGGATTGACGTTCCCACACCTGCGTTGACACCGAAGTCGAACGCTTGGAATTTAATCGCTGGGTGTACGTCGTCGCCAAGGATGTTCCAGTAGTCTTCTAGGTAGATTTGCTTGGCGAACTCCTTTGGCATATCTTTCATATCGCCGGTGTAGCCATGAGCCCTGGCTTCTTTAACTATGATCCCCCAACAAGTCTCGCCACCGGGATCGCCAGGGTCGTTGGAGTAGTGTCCCTCGTTGCCGAGAAGACGATCGAAGGCTTGGTCGAAGTTCATTTCTCACCTCTTATATGTCTGAACCATTTCTCTGGTGTAGCAGAATGGCCTTTAGTTCTTCCGTAGCGCAACCCAACACCAGTCTGCCATAGATTTCTTGGGCGCTCTCTTCCAATGTATCTATTGTATATGTACTCCATTACCTTCCCTTCTTGTGCGTTAGCTAGGCCAGTCAACGCACCGAAGGCTGTGACGCCGTGAGCAATCATGCTTCCTCTGTGTTGCTTCGAGAAAGCGTTCTCTCTACGGAGGTCACGTATCAGATCAGTGGCATCCTTCGCAGCAGTGGACATAAGACCTAGCGTTGGGTCCCTGCCTTCTTCGATTGCGTAGGTAAGGTCTCGAATACCGATCCAAGAAGAAGTCGTGCCTCTAATAAGAACCTCAGCTGCTTTCTTACCCCAAGACTTCTTCTCTTTGTTAGTTGCTGGGCTAACCATTTCCTCAATGATTGCCGGAGCAATGATATAAGAGAAGAGCATAACACCAAGGCGAGGCAGTTGCTTTCCTGCTTCGGCAAGCTCTCCTTGCATTGCCAATGACAGAGTGTCTTTGGATCGCCAAGCTAGCTCGTACTGGCGATTGAGGATATGGCTAAAGAATCCGTAGAGGCTTGTCATCCACTGACCCATAGGACCAGTGCGCATGATTGCTGGACGGTTAGTGATTGCCATCGATCCATGAGCGTTACGCACAGCACGATCAGCTTCAAACACAGCGTTGCCATGAATACCATGTGCAAGCATTGACTTCTCGTACTGCGCGATCCAAGTCGGTACCGCAGACATAAGGTCCGACAATGCCACAGGCGTTGCGGCTAGCTTAATCATAACCTGTCGCCAAGACCTTTCGCCAAGGACTTCTTGATGAGCGCCGGTGATAGTCTCTTGATAAGTTCTCACTCTCTGCTGTAGTTCCTCAGACCCTTTCCAAACCTTACCATCAGGCAGGATCATCCCACCACCATGCATAGCAAAGTTCCAATTTGAATCCGCAACGCGTTCGCTCTTTGAGAACATGGTGGCGAAAGCTTTGGCGAAGTTGATAGGGCCAACCTCTGTAATGGAGTTCATTGCCGCAGTTGGTCCGTGCTTTAGCACAGTTCCAGGATTGAAACCAATCAACGTACTGATGATATTCTGCCGAGCAAATTCTAACCACTGTGTTCCAATCCTCTGTGCGTCAGAGCGATAGCCGGCTGCACCAGCAACGTCTCGGAGCCAAGGATCGAACAGTTTCTCATATACCTCACCGTAGTGGTTGATGACAGCTTGCTTCACATCGTTGTGTCTAAATAACTTCCCTGTGTTAACAACTGCCTCACGCATATTCATATCGTGAATCATTTGCTTGATTGTAAATGGAATAGCATCAAGGTCGAGGCTGACTGGACCAACATATCCAGTGCGTTTCTTCATGTAGCTGTTGGCGGTGGAAGCGTTTAGGTACTGTGGGTCCATCAAATCGTCAGACCCACGAAGGCGCTTGCTCTTTTGCGGAAGCCTGTGATCGTAGGTGACACGGTTGTACCAACCTTTATACGTTCCAAACTTGGTGACGACAGGACGAATTACAATGTCCTCGCCAGGAACCATCGACATTAACTCGTACCGATTGTCAGCTTCCTTCTTAAGCTCACCAAACATATCCCCTTGCTTCTGTGCCCAATCCCAATCCTCTTTCTTCGCATGGGTATTAAGCCAATCCATTAACTGCGCTGGCTCAATGTTGTAGCCTTCGGTAATCTTCTTCATACCGCTATCGCTACCGACGTACATCATTGCAGCGCGAAGATTCTTTCGAGTAAGACTAAAGGCATAGCCCTCTTGTGGATGGCGGAATAGATCGTTCTCGATCTTCTCGTTTAGATTAACTCTATCTCTAATGGCAAGGAGCTTCTCGCTATAGACTCTCTCCATCGTCCTGGTAGCAAGCGCAGCCTCAATCATTGGGCGGGCAATCCATTGCGTCCATACCCCTTGCGGATCGCCACGATCGAACCTTCTAAACAAAGC